GCTAAACTTTTTTACAAACCAGTACGACAACCTGATGGAAAAGATAGGTAAAGAAGAACTGACAGAAGAGGACTACGAGCTAGAAGAAATCAAATACCACATTATGACCTGCATGAAGCAAGCACTTAACAGTGCAAGACCTAGAGGCGGTGTCATTGATGAAGGTAACATGATCTATTTGTTTGACTTAGGTATCAACGCAGCACAGGCACAGGCTGAAGTGTTTGCTTATCTAGAGTGGGAAAACAAGATAATACAAGAAGGTAAAGCACCAGAGCATCAACACACAGTACAATGGCTAGAAGCTTGTGCAGATAAGTGGGCACACTGTCCAGGTGACTTTGCTAACAGTCGTGGCTTTAACATATTAGATAAAACATCTTTAACTAATACACCTCAGTTGGAGGACAAAACAAAGGAGAAATAAAATGGGAAAAGATAAAAAGACCCCAATAGTTATTAACAACAAAGAATATTTTGCAGAAGACTTAACAGATCAACAAAAGAGTATGTTGAATCATATACAAGACTTAGACCGTAAATTAAAAAGTGCTAAGTTTAATGTTGATCAACTCAATGTAGGACGAGAAGCATTTATAAGTATGCTATCTAAATCACTAGAGAATGTAGATGAGTGACATCAAACTTACCCCAGAAGATCTAGAAGAGATGCTAGACAATGCAGCTAGACGTGGTGCTAAAGAGGCACTACGTTCTATTGGGTTACTTGATGATGATGCAGCTAAAGATATCATAGAGATGCGTAGTCTTCTGGAGGCATGGAGAGACACAAGAAAGTCTGTCTGGTCAACAATAGTAAAAGTAACCACTGTCGCACTGCTAACATTTATTGCAGGTGCAGTGTGGATGACAATGGGTAAATAAGGAATAAGATATGAGTATTACACAAGTAACAGATGTATATGGCAATGTTCGAACTTTTGGTAGTAGTGGGGAAGATCAAAGAGATGCTAGAGCTTATCAAGCTGGTGTAGATAGAGATGCAGCTTTACTAGAAGCTGCTAAAACTGGTGATTACTCTAATATTCCAGGTTATAGTAATATGTCTGGTCGTGATAGGGCTGAGATTGAACAGAAAGGTGCTAACATATTACGACAAAGTAATATGATGCAAGGGCAACTTACTGGTGATTATAGTGGTGCTAGTAAATATGCTCCTGTACTATTAGAAGGAAGTAGCCTTCAAAGATTTAATGAAGGTAAAGGTTATGCTGTTTATGACTCTTTTACAGCCGCAGACGGAACACAGTATCTAGCTGTAGCAGGTAAAAACTCTAGTTTTATTCAAAAAGTAAATCCCGATGGTACTACTGAAAGAGTAGCGGCTCCACCTAAAGTAAGTAGTATGGGGGTAAATATTAGTAAGAACACTGTTAGAGGTGTTTCGCCAGGTAAATATGGAAGTATTAAAGGTGGTACTAGAAGTAAAAATGTTAATAGAGTTTTAGATGCATTTGGAGATTTTACTTCTAATCTTGATATTACAACGGACACTATTACAGATGACACTACAGATACTACAGATGACACTACAGATACTACAGATGACACTACAGCAAACACTGGTGTAGGTGTAGGTGGAGCACCAGCTGGAGATATTGATTTAGATTCTACTTTTTCAAGCGCAGACTTTACTTCTGTAACTCCTCCTACTGATGTAATAAATGTAGGTGCAGGTGAAGTTGCTCCAATAGATCCTAACGTTTCTCAGACAGTAAATCAAGCTGTTAGTGGTGTTAATTATCAACCTATAACTCCTAGTGATTTTACCGTTACTCAGACCACTGGAACTCCAGGTTCTATAACATCTCCTACCACAGGTTATGTTGGGGGTAATGTATCACCTCAAGCAAACGTTACTGGTACATTTACACAACCTGTATCAACTGCAGGAATGTCTGCGGTGCCAGGATCTATAATGTACAAAACACAGTATGCAGGTACACAAGGTGCCGTACCACAAGGCACTGTTGCAACTGCTCCTGCAACTGGTCAAAATATACAAACAGGTTATGAACAACATCCATATATAAATAGACAAACTACTCAGGAAATAATGGTAACAGAGTTTAACGGTCAGCCTGTTACATATGTACCACCAGGATTTGTTAGAAAATTTCCTAGAAAAGCACTTTCTACTCAAGCAACATCAGTAGATAAAAATATAACTGGTGTAACTAATATGGCTGAAGGTGGTGATGTAAATAAAGACGCTATGTTAGCTACAAGATTATTAGGTTTTGAAGGACAACCTAATGAGCTAGAAAAATTTCTAGAAGAAAATCCAAATGCATCTGCTCGTATGAATTTATATAAAGATGCTATGAATAGTATGAATACAAATATAGTTCCTAAACAAGCTACCATAGCAGGACAACCCCATAGGCTTGCTTATGTAAATCCTCAAGAAGAACAAATGTTAAAAAATGCAGGTGGTTCAGGACAACCTTCTTTTGGAGGCATCCCTGCTTTTTTTACCATAGGTAAAGGAACCACAGTAGGTGAAGTAATTACAGATCCTATAGCAAAAGTTACGTATACTTGGAATGGAAATAGTTGGGATATGGTAGATGAGACAGGTAGATCTCTAGGTTCAACTCCAGGTCTCGGACCTTCACCAGGTGGTGATGTAAACAAAGATGCTATTGTCGATACTTTCCCATCGGCTGCAGGACAAGGTGTAAATACAGATCAGTTTAGAGCTATGCAGCAAGGTCTTATTACTCAGACTATGCAACCAAGACAGGCTACAGTTGCAGGTATGATACCTAATGCATATGACTTTATACCTGTAGATGCAGGTATGGCTGTGCCACAAGCACCATTTGCAGAAGCTGCTACTGCAGGTACAACATCTGTAGCAGGTCAGCCTATCTTACCTAATGTACAAACTGCAAGTACAACTGCAACTCAACCTGATGTTGAAAGGCAAACTGATGCTTTAACAGCTCAAACTTTAAGTACTTTAACAAGAGATATTACTGGTCAAACTCAAGATACAAGTTCTGTTTCAGGATTAGGTCCAGTAACAGGTACAGCTCAAACAGTTCAAAGTGTTGCAGCACAGGCAGGAGATCCTGTTCCTACAAGAACTGTAGATCTTACCCCAGGTGCTGAAGAACTTGTAAGAGGTACTGGTGTTGATCAAGCTAGAGTAGGTCAAGCTTTTGGAACTGGTGAAATACAAGCTGCATCTGTACAAACTGAACTAGCAAATCTTATGTCTCAGTTTGATGATGGTCAAACTCCTGCATGGGCTGCAGGGTCTATGCGCAGAGCTACTGCAGTAATGGCACAAAGAGGACTTGGTGCTTCATCTCTTGCAGGTCAGGCTATTGTACAAGCAGCTATGGAAGCTGCACTACCCATTGCACAGATTGATGCAAGTAACAAACAACAAGTAGCTTTGTTTAAAGCTGAACAAAGAGCCAAGTTTTTACAGATAGACTTTGATCAGGCTTTTCAAGCTAAGGTTATAAATGCAGCAAGAGTATCTGAGATAGCTAACATGAATTTTAATGCAGATCAACAGATTGCATTAGAGAACTCAAGAGCTGCAAATACTGTAAATCTTGCTAACTTAAATAATAGACAAGCTCTATTATTATCTGAAGCTGCTGCACTTGCTAATCTAGACATGGCAAATTTAAGCAACTTACAACAAGCTCAAGTACAGAATGCACAAAACTTTTTGCAGATGGATATGGCTAATTTAAATAATAGTCAACAAACTGAGATATTTAAAACACAACAAAATATAGCCTCAGTGCTTAGTGATGCTGCTGCTGAAAATGCTGCAGAGCAGTTTAATGCACAGAGTGAGAATCAGAGAAACCAGTTCTTTTCTAACTTGTCGTCTATTGTGTCGCAGTTCAATGCGTCTCAGTCAAATGCTATGGATCAGTTTAATTTAAATAACGTTAACTCTTTGAGAAAATTTAACTCTGAGGTACAGCAACAACGGGATTTATTTAACGCTCAAAATGGTTTAGTGATAGCTCAAGCTAATGCTAAATGGAGACAAAATATTGCAACTTTAAATACTGCTGCTCAAAATGAAAGTAACATGGATTTTGCTAAAACTATAAATGCTTTGTCAGCTAAGAATCTAGATGAGATATGGCAGAGAGAACGTGATATAATGAGTAATGCTTTTATTTCTTCTGAGTCAGCAATGGATAGAGCACTTCAAATTATTCTGGGAGATAAATCTTTAGAGTCTGTTAGATTACAACTAGAAGCTAAAGAAGATATAGCTGATACAGAACTTCTTAGTAGATTTTTATTCGGAGGCTCTGGTGACGGTGGTTTTAGTTTATTTCCGTAATAAAATATTAATTAAGGATATATAGATATGAGTTTTAATTATAGAAAAGCATATGCAGATTTACACGAAGCTATTAAAGCAGGTGGTTTAACTGCAGTAAAAGCTTCTAAAAGTGTACGAGAGTCAAGGCAAGGTTTGATGAGTTCTAATGCATCTAAAGTAGAAGAAATGATAGAGGATGATTACTCTGATGATACTCGTGTATTAAGAAAGTTTAATGATGTTAAAGAGTCTAATGAAAGACTAATAGAAAGAATTAAAGCTGAAATAGAAGTTGAAGGGGATAAAGATGAAGATAACTGATAGACCAATACCAGGTCAATCTTTAACGGCTGAACCAAGAAGTCAGCCTTTTGAAAGACCCCCTGAAATAGTTGATCCGATAGAAGCTATAGATGCACATATAGATAACCTTTCTAATAAAGGTGCAGTAGAAGATTTAATTTATTTTGCTGAGTTTGGTGTAGATCTAGTTACCTTAGTTCAAGGCATACTTAGAAGTGCTGTCATGGAAGGTATACATAGTATTGATGTAAGTTTAATAATTGCACCTGTTTTACATGAACATATCAAAGGTATACTAGATGCTTCTGGAGTAGAGTACGAAGAAGGTTTTGAGGATAAAGAAGGTGAAAAAGTTTTAAACTATAAACGTGATGTAGAACGTGCAAAGAGAATGTTGGGTCAATTAGATCCTGAACCAGAGGTTGTAGAAGAAAAAGAAGAACCTATGGAAGTAATAAAAGAGCCAGAAGCTAAAACTGGTCTAATGGCGAGGATGTAATCATGGGTTGGAACTCTCAAGGAGCACTTAACTATCTAAAAGATCGGGATCTTAGAAGAGAGAAGGAAGAAGAAAGAGCACTAGAAAGAGAAAACGCATTGTTTGCTCTGACTCTTGAAAGCATGAAAGCTAGAAATAAATATCGTACTGGTGAAAAATATACCTCAGCTGTAAGTGCAAATAAAACTTTACGTACCAATCTTATGAATGCTGATTTAACTCCAGAAGATTTAGCTTTCTATGAGCCTATACTAGAAGATCCTTTTGCTTCAAAATTTGTAGAAGATTTTATAGCAGAACGTGCAGATCAAGGTTTAAATATAACATACTCTATGATACCTAGTATGTTAAATGTTGTATCATCTGATGCACCTGAAACTGAAAAGATAGATTTTATAGAAAGAATTACAGGAGCAGATCTTACAGGAAAAGAAGGTAAAGAACTTTATAGAAAGTTGGCAACAGAAATAGTCTCTGCTCCAACTGAGATTCAATCAACACTTCTTATTAGTCCAAAACCAGGTATGAATATAAACGTAAAGAACAGAGATGCCTACAATAAAGAGATGGTTAAGAAAGTTGAAGCTCAAGTAATGCCTTTAGCTAGAACTATGCGAAATAATTTATTATCAGAGAGGGGCACATCAGACTCTGAGGTGCAAAGATTAACAAGACTTATAGAACAAGTTGAATCTGCTGGATCTGGATCAGAAGTTGCATTACAACAATTAATACAAGCAGTTGAATATGATAAAAACTCTTTCAATGAACTTGTAAGACTATATCCAATGGATTTTGTAAGTTGGGAAACAAATCCATTTTTATCAAGTATACCTGAATTATTTCCAGATTTAGATTAGAAGAGTATTAAATGGCTCAAGTTACAATACAAGATCTGAGAGATAATTATCCTCAGTATATAGATCTAACAGACGATCAGTTAGCAGAAAAGTATTCTGCAAAGACTGGTATACAGGTTATGTTTCCTGATTCTGAGATAACTACAGTTCAGGGTCTATTACCTGAAGCTGGGACATATTCTCAAAATGATATGGTTAATGATTCTATCTATCCAATTATTGAAGACTATATGTTAGACAGATACGGAACTCAATCTGTAGAAGGTAGATCAAGAGAAGATGTTGTAGATATGTATCTCAACAATCGAAGAGGTGTGTCTGTAGGAAATACTGTACGTGGTCTATCTGAGATGGACTATATAAATAATATACAAGAAGACAAAGATAAGGTAGCCAGAGCTGCTGCTGCTTATCAACTGTATGAAAACATGGCAGGTTTGTATAGTAAAGAAACTGATCTAGGTGAAAGAGTAGAAGGCACTGTAGATTTTATAAGAAGTGCTATACTTGATCCATCAAATTTATTAGCTGGGTTTTTAGGTAGAGCTGCTGCAGGTGGCTCTCTTCGTGTTGGTACAGAGGTAGCTAAAAGAAATGCTTTAAACGAAATGAAAAAGCAGCCCACTAAACAGCTAGAAAAAAAAGTTGGTAAAAAAGTATTTGCTGACGGTTTAGAGACTGCACGTAAGGCAGCTAGACAAAAAGTAAATGACTATGCTCAAAAAACTTTAGGTAAAACTGCCAAGCAACGTTTACTAACTAAGTCAGCAATCGCAGAGGTAGTTACTGTTGCATCTGTAGATGCTGCAATAGGTACTGGTATGGAATATCTATACCAAGATGGTCTTGTTGATGTTGATGCACAAGACGATATAAACTATTTTGCAGTTGGTATAGCTGCACTTGGTGGTATAGTTCTTGGTGGATTACAGGTAGGTTTTATTGCAAGACGTGGTAAATCAGATACCGCAGTACAAACAGCAGAAATACCTGAACCAGAAACTGAAGGTTTTCTTTCTGAGGCATCACAAGCTATAGGTAAATATCTTGAGCAAGACATTGTGCCTATTTCTAGAGATTGGAAAACAAAAATAAAAGGTGGTGCAGTATTATCTAAAGATAGCTTAGATTTTAGCACTGATTTTTTTAAGACATTGTTATTAGGTCATACAAAAGATGATAAGGTTGTTTTTAAAGGTATGACACAGATTGCCTACGAGAGAGGTTTTGTTTGGGCAAGACGTTTTGAAGGTGATCGGTTTACCAACTGGATGGCTGATATAATTTCAAGTGTAAGTGATAAAGAAGCTAGAGCTTATTTAAAAGCTATAGAAAAAGCAACTGGAAATAAAATTATTGTAAAGGATGATGCAGGTAAAGTTATACCTCGTAATAAAGTTACTGGTAAAGACATAGGAGATATACTTGCATACAAAATGTCAGAGGCAGGTGCAACACTTGGGGCAGCAGGGCAGTCAGCAAAACAACTGGGATTATCTATAAGTGATCTAGAGTTAAAAGATTTATATGAGTCTGCTATTGATGCAGGTTTTGTAAAAGACAAAAAGAAACCTAAAGAACCAAGCATAGTGGCAGAATCCTTTGCAAAAAATCAAAACAGACTAATTAGACTTTTAGTTTCTCACCCATCTACAAGTGCTCTTAACGTTATTGGTTGGGGTGCCAATACAACACTGCAAAGCATGTCTGATATAACTTTATCTTTGTTATTAGCAGGTAGAGGAACCATACAAAAACTTTTAGGTGATGTAGAGAAAGGTGCTAAGACTCAAAAGTTAGCTGCAAATTTAATTAAGTCAAATGCACAAAGAGTTTCTTTTTTATTTGACCCTGACATGACCTACACAGCTTTTGAGTCTGCCCTACAAAGAAACTCTGCTGCTTTAGAAAGATTAAACAGTGTTCTTCCTGGGGGTGTAGAGGGAACTAATAGATTATTAACAGATGGTAAGTTCAGTGTTGATCAAAAACTTTTAGGTATGAAGACTGATGCAAAGATTGATTTTATACAGAAGCTAACTCTCGTACAAGCTCAAGATCTTTATACTAAGTCACAAGAATTTTTGTTTCAGATGGATAAAAAACTTAGGATGACTACAGGTAAAGGTTGGAATGAATTTTATAGATCACCCGATGCTGCTCAGTATATGGCTACTAAAGAGTATCGTAACATTGAAGCCAGTGCAGTTGATGATACATTAGAAGCTATATTTTCTAAGTCTTATAAAGGAAGAGACACAATAGGAACTCTAGCAGGATATTTAGAAGATGCTAGGAATATACCTGGATTAGGTATGGCAGTACCCTTTGGTAGATTTTTTAACAACACTATAGCTTTTATGGGAAAGAACACTCCTGGCTTAAACATGGTGCTAAGAGGAGCTGGATACTATGATAGTATGCCAAAAGGTGAAGCATTTTCTAGGAGTCTAGTTACCGCAGGTATTTTATATACACTATCTGATCAAGAGATAGAAAATGTTAAACAAGGACTTCCTGTTTATACTGCTGTAGATCCAATATCAGGACAACTGGTGGATCAGAAGTATGACTTTCCAGTATCAGCGTACAGGATGGGTGCTAGGATTGTTGCGTTAAGTCGTATGGGAGAAAGCCAACAGGCAATGTCTATGTTTGGTCAGTTCAGTCAGGACTTTGGTGCCTCTGGTTTATTAAGAAACTTAGATACAGCTCAGAGAGATACACTAGAGGCTATAAAATTTATGGTTGATCCTGAAAGACGTGACATAGTTAAAGGTGCAGAAATTGCTAGTATAACTCTTGCAAGTCAATTTATAAACCCATTGATAAGACCTTTAGAACCTATAAATATTGCTGTTGGAATTGTAGCAGGACCAGATGCAGCTCCTATAGATAGAAAACAAAACAATAGATTAGTTAATAGTGCTTTTAGATATATAGATAATATTTTACCACTATTTATGGGTGAACTAGCAGAACCTAAGCAGACTGCTGCAGGTGGTAAAGCTGATATACAAACTACAAAAGTATTAGGTGCAAGAACTATTAGTTTAACTGATACTAAAAGAGTTATGGCTAGGATGGGTTTGAGAGACTTTACATTAGATCTAGATAAGAAAGTAAAAGATCTAGCTCCAGCTGCAGCTAATGCTTATCATGGTATCTTTCATGATGTAATAGAGGCTGAGTCTAGTTTACTGCTAGAGTCCACATGGTTTGAGAGTTTATCTCCAGAGGAAAAGCTTAGGCATTGGAGATCAGAAGTTTTACCTAGAGCAAGAGATTTATCTAAATCTTTTTTAAGACTTCAATCTTCTGGACCTGATGATGTTACAAACCAACAGTTTGAAATAGCTAGTAAGTATAATAAAAAAGATATTACAAAAGGTTTAAAAGAATTAAACTTAGGTGACTTTGATGAGTTAGAATACGAAGAATTATTTATATTGGAGAGGTTCTTGGAGACGCAGGAAGATTTGCAAAATCTTTCGATAGAGATGCAGAGATTCGGAGGTTAAAACAAAGGGGGCTAAACGCCCCCTCTTTTTATGTGTCATCTTCTAACATGTAATCTGCCCAATCGAAAGATGCTTTTCGTATTTCTTCCATTCGCCAAGGTTGTCTACCTGTTGCAATAAAGCCACACATAGCTTGACCTGCTAAGTATAATCGAGGTGTTAGTTCTTTTATCTTAGCAGGTTTACGTTTTTGTTGAGCAAACTTTTTAGCTTCTTCTTCGAGACTCTTTGTCAAGTACTTGCTCCTTGTTTTTGAAGTAGGCTTTGTTAAAGCCAAACTCCCAGTCCCTATAATCTTTAGTATTTTGAGGATAGGGATTAGTTAGGTTTCCTACTAAGAAACCTCTGTAGCCTTGATTAAACGGCTTGGCTACTTTCGCTTTTGCAATTGGACTAGTGCGCTTAGATACCATTGTGCTTTCTCCAAATCTTGTACACCATTTTTATATCGCCATCTGTGGAGATACTTTGCAATATTACCTCTATAATAACCCGTTAACTCCTCATCTGTCAAGAAATCTTCTATATATTTAATACACTCTATCGTGCCTTGACCATAGTGTTGAGGCTTTTTTACTGGATCGTAGTCATTACCCATAGTCAGTGTTGTAGGACTATCGTCAGTTATGGTTATAGTATCTTTAGATAACTCTGCTATTGCATCATCAAAATTTATCATAAGTTTATTAACTCCGCTTCTTGATATGGAATGTGAAAGAATGTCTCACCTTTTGGGATTCTCCTGCCGACAGCAACCTTGAGTGTGTCATCTGTCATAAGAGTATCTTTTATACGCCATGCTTTGTCCATAAATTTATTTAAAACGTAAAAGTTTAACACTCCGTTTTGATCTTTATACTTTTCAACAAGTCTCCTTTTTCTTCCTGGGATTCTAATCTCCGCCCAATGCTCAGGCCATTCATCTTTCCAAGATGATTTAACTTCTACTTCATTAAAATAGGTAAACCCATCTTTTGTAGAAACTATATCAGCATCAAAAGTTTCTTTATCTTTAACGATGGTATGTCCTTTTGATATTAGATAATCTGATAGAGTTTTCTTTGATGGCTCATCCACCAGATCATAGATATCTTTTCTAAAAGGTCTAACGTGAACTTGCATATTATGCTCCTATATCTACTATTTCACAAACGTCACCAGTACAAGCAAAGGTTTGGCTGCTTGCAGTAGTATCTTCTTTTTCATACTCTGAAAGCTTTGCCCAGTCAATACTTTTTGGCATTATTTTTGATAATTTTTTATAATCGTCTTTTGTGCAACTCTGGTATGGAGCTTGTTGATAAGTATGTTCGTTGTAAGGTAAGAAACTTACTCCAGACATCTCATCAAAATGCTCGTAAACAAATGCACCTACTTCAAACCATTCATCCTTTCTTACATTAATTGTTACACTAGGTTTATGCTCACACCAATGTCTTTGATATACTAACCAAGTTTTTAATTGTTGGATAGCTGAGACATTGTCAGTGACTATTGCTCCTTGAGGAGCTTTAACTGGAAATGAAAACACAGTTGTTTGATCTGGCTTCATGAAGTCAGCTTCATTAGGGATGCCTTGATCTTTCATAAACTGTGTAAGTGGGTCTTTGTTATCTCCTCTAACGGTTCTAATGTAATGATGTGAGTGACGTGCATGGATTCCAGAGGCAGAGTCAACTAATTGTGATACTGTGCCTGATGGTTTAACACACGTGATTGCTGTGCTTGGTGTAATGCCAAGGCGGTCAGCCCAATTAGTATTAGTAGAAATAGCAACTTCTCGTAAATGTTCAAGAGTACTCTCCAATCCTTTGTTTTTAAGTGTTAGTAGTTGGTTATCCATTATCCCTGTGAGAGACACACCGAGCAATCGTTCTTCTTCGGTATTTCGCTGCCACACCTTTCGCAGATACGGAAATTTTGTGAATGTGCTTTGGATCGTCCCAAGTATTGTGGCACATCTGACTTTTCGCTCCAAGTCTTCAATCGTGTCAGTGGCTCGTACAACAACCTCTGTAAGATTACAGAATTGATAAGGTCTAAGAATAATCTCGCTGCACGGATTGGTGCCAAAGTCATAGTCAGGATCACGCCTCCCACTTTTTGCAGCTTGATTTTTAGATGCTTCTCTATTAAATACACCTCGTTCTCCACTTCCTGATTCTACTAGTGCCATCCACTCACGCATGAATGATACACTGTCTGGTTTCTCTGTGTAAGCTACAGAGTTATTTGCTAAAGCTCTTTGTGGATTGTTGTCCCACCAGTTGCCTGATTTAGCATGACGCATTCTGTCATCTGATAGGTTAGATAAACTTATCATTGCAGATCTTCTAACACCACCAACAACAACAACCTCACCAATCTTACACATTAGATCGTGACACTCAATTGATGATAGCCTACGTCCTTGTGCCTCCTTGAATATTGTAACTGCAAAGTTAAATAAGTCAACTAATGGTGCTGGACCTGATGCTCTACCACCAAAGGTCTTTAGTCTTGCACCTGCAGGACGAACTTTAGAGACATCCCACTTAGGAATCTCTCCTGCCCATAGAAGAGCTAGCAATTGTCTAAACGCCTTAGCCCACCCTTCCTTGCTGTCCTTTACCACAATGGTAGTATCACTCTCGAACAGTTCAGGCACTTCAGGAAGCTTGCTAATGAACTGCCTCTCGACACTGAATCCGACACCAGTGCCACAGAGGAGAATGAACATAGCCTCATCGAAGGACTTTGGATCATCTACAGGTAAGTAGCTGCAGTTATACCCTGCTGTATTATCTCTTTCTAAAGCTGGACCTGCAGTCATCATGGCTCGCATCGAAGGCATGACCTCTAGCCCTAGTATAGAGGCTCTTATTTCGTTGTAAGTGTCATGGTCTATGTCGTAACCTACAACGTTACCCATGTAGCGATCTACTGTTTCTGACCAAGACTCTCGTCTTCCTTCGTTTTCAAGCCAACGAGCATACCTTGAGGTGTGTATGAAAGCTTGATAGTCAGTTGGTAAATAGTTATTCATCTGTTGTCTCCTGATCCAGATATTACACCACGTTTTTGTCTGTCTTGTAACTTAAAGAGATTTGTTTTAGCTACATCATTCATATTTACATTTAAATCTCTACATAATGCGGCAATGTACCACAGACAATCTCCAATCTCATCGGCTATAGCTTTACGATCAAAGTCACCATCACGTAAGATCTTTTTTACTTTGTTTGCAACTTCACCTGCTTCTGCAGCTAATCCAAGTGCAGGATAAATAACAGCATGTTTATTACTGTAAATGGCAGTCTCAGCAGCACTCTTTTGATAATCATCCATATCCATTGAATTGTAATATTTAAAAGCTTCTATATCAGTTTCATTAATCACGGTTTACCTCACACTCTTCTACTATAATATCATCTATGTCATACAAACTTGTCATAAGTAAATCTTGTATGACCTCACAATTGTCTCCGAACGTTTCTAAAAAGTTGGCATCAGGATCAACTTTTATTCTTAAAGATATCTCAAACTCCATCGGAAAGACCCCTAGTTATACTCGGAAGTATCGGGCATGTCAACAACTAATGGTTCGATACTCTTCATAAAATGTTTTTTCCATTCGTATGCAGAATCAAAATCTTCAAACCAAAAATTATCTTCACCCATTACGCCATCTATCTCTGATTTACAGACAAGAAAATAATTAGATCCTATCGGTACATCACTATCTTCTACATCCTCTACTGCTATTGGACCCTCCATAACGCCCCATACTTTTACTTTCATATTATTTCCAATTTCTTAATAAGTCCATGTAGTGCTCAAGACTTATCATTGTTATCCAGGACTTTCTATCAGCTCGAAAGAACACTACTGGTTCACCTTTACCATGCTTACTGGCTTGCTCTATGTAATCGTAGGCTGTTTTCATACCAGACTTTCTACGTTTAACTTCGATAGTTATTGGTAACTTTTTTCTGGCTGCAGGAGATAGTTGAATATCTTCACCTGTGTCTCCCATAGTTGTAGACTTGATGTCATCTTCTTCAAACTCTGGAAATACTTCCAATAGTTTATCTCTGATTTCATTCTGTCCAGTTCTACCTTTTGCTTTAGCTGCTCTTGACATGACTCATTGTAACCAAGATGGTTTCTCCATAACAGTATAGTCACCCCAGTTTGTACCATAATCAGATTGTTTTTCTGCATTTGCAATAGTGGCTAAGGTTTTATGTAAATGTTTCATACCCCAATGCATAATCTCATTACCCATAATATGTAGGTGTGAGACATACGGTGCAGTCTTTTCACAAGCTATAAAAGAGAACTTCTTTATATCATATCCAGCTAGCTTGCATGTATAAACATAGTGAGCACCTTGTAAAAAATATCCATACTTTATACACTCTTTTAAAAAACCTTTGGGACTAGCATCCTGAGTTGTCTTAACATCAAACACTGTCTGCTCTGATTCAATCATCAAGTCAGGTCTTGTTTTAAGAGTGAGACCTGAGATAGGATCTTCTGCAAAAATACTTACCTCATTTAATCTATCTGGATGATTTAAATAAGATGCACAAATTGAATTTTCTAATGCACCTCTAGTTATACAGCTAGCTACATTGTATTCTACCTCTGTTAGAAGTATTTGATCCTCAGTAAGATTTGCTTTTAAATTTTTATATGCAATACTAGACTTAGTCTTTGGACCTTTTACAACTAGATCACGTTCTTTTTCTAGGAGATTAGCATGTACTGCACTACCCAATGCAAAGGCAGGGTTGTTTGAATTACGCTTCTCACCCTTCCAATGTGCTAGTGACTTCTTAAAAACAGCTTTAACTGCACTGGAAGATATACCATCTCGCATATGGTATTCTTGGTTAGACATATTTTCTATTACATTTTTCATTCTTTATCCTTAAAAGGTGGCTCCCCGAAGGGAGCCTAGTTGTTTTGGAGGAGATTAAAACAACACTTCGCTTTGTTTTTCTTCTTGAGCTACAGGTGGTGGCGAAGTATCATCCCCTGCAGTATCTGCTATATAGGTAACGTGATCAATAACTTTGACCTTGTCTAACCTAGTGCCGACAATATTAGGTCGGCTTGTGTCGTAAACGGATAGCTCTACCTCTACAGTAGACCCATTACCAATGGTACCATCAGTACTAAGATCCCAAGTAGAACCATCAGACTTTTGAACAATAGGTGCACCACTGTCCCAATCTTTTCCTGTATTAAATTTACGTATGAACTTTACTTTAGTTCCACGTCCTTCTGCATCTGGCGTACCCTTCTTCATTGAACGTGAAGCTTTTAGGGTAGCTAGATTGTCATCATCCATAATGATATCAATAGTGCAAGCACCATCATGGTCTCTATAGACTCCGTCAAAACCGTCCATGTCACGGTTGATTTCAAATACTCTTGCCCATTCGGCAATACCAGTTAGTTTAATTTTACGTGTAGCCATGTTGGCCTCCTTTATTAATGCACGTCACTATAACGCTGACCATACTGTATGTCAATACCTAAGTCAACATTTAATTTAAGTTCTTGGTTAAGTTTTTTTATAGCCCAGTTTAATGCGTCACTATGTTCATTCTGTTCTCCTTCTTTTACTAGGTTAATAGATTCATCATGGAACTGACCGATAATATTTGGTCTACGTGTTCGGTAATAAGCAACCCACTTATCAAAACAATATACACCAGTAGATTGATTGAGTGTTGAAAACATATCTTTTTTATAGCGAAGTAAATGCCAGAAATTACTAACAGGATTTTGCACCCACATATCACCGTTGATTTGTCTTACCTTTCTCTTTGAGCTATTGCAAAAGGCTCTAACCGACCAGTTACGTCTCCAATAAGCATCTAGTAATGCAGCTGCACCTGTCTCACTAATACCTGAAGTTCTTGATAATTTGGTTGCGCCAACGCCATACGTTGCAGAATAGTTTACAACTTTAAAGTTCTTACGTAGATCTTTTAACTCTGGTTTTAGTCCTCTGTTGTAAGCATCAATGTCAGACTGCTCTATTGCTCCTGCATGTTTAGCTAAGTCAAGATGTGGGTCAAAGTCTGCTTGAGACATTTCATGCACGTAGTCGGGATCGTAAGGCTGCATGTAGTGTCTCTTAGTTGTATCCTCAAGAGAGGTCATATCCGCACCACAAAGAACATAACCAGTTGGTGCTGTTAAGCAGCCACGTATCTCTTTGCCCCACGGCTTGTCAACTCCTGGAAGATTAACCAAAGGTTTCTTATGCTTAAATCGTAAGGTGTTAGTAAGACCATCAACCTCAGCTTTAACATACCCGTCCTGTTCACAATCAAGAAAGCCTTGAAAGATTCCAAGTCGATGTTGCATAACTGTTAAGCCCTCTAGAACCTGCACTTCAGGATTCTTTTCTGCCAATAGTTTAACTGATTCAGTAAGCTCACCTTCCTTACGAACTTGAGGTATTGCACGTTCTGATCGAGTGATGAATATAGTTCCCTCAACTTCATTAATTTCTTTTACATACTTAAACGTACAAGGTTTCCACCCTAAAGAGTAGAGCCAATCTTTTACTTGGTCTGTAGAGTTAGGATTTGGATCTTCCCACTTCTTGATAACTTCGACTTCCTTATCAAAGTGTAAAGGCAAACCATGCTCTTGTAGGAGATCAAACCAACGTTGTCCATGAGCTGATGCAGTACCATCTTTTCTAAAACAATTCTTGGGTCTACTCTTTTTGGTGGTCACTTTCCGCTTTGGCATTACGCTAATTAGTTCAGCTTCCTTGTCAGCTTTCTGCTTTGTAAGGTCAGCAACACACTTCTCTGCTAACTCTACATCTAACTTCCAACCAACTTTCTCAGCTGCTGCTGCGCAATCCATTTTAAATTCTAGATAGCGGAAAAACTTATCTAGTTCTGATTTACTTTTGTATAGAAACATAAATCTTTTTAGTAGGTCTTGCCATAGGCACCAGTTTATCTTTACATCCTCTGTGCATCTGTGAGCATACTCCTCCTCAGTTAGGTTTTGCCAATCATTAATCTGTGGTTTGGGAATACCGAAGTCCTCACCAAATGATTCCAGACCATGCTTGGAACGGTTTAAGTTAAGCACCCAAGACATAGGTAGTGTATCAAACAAGCGAGCCTTGATCTTGATACCCAGTATCTTTTCTATAAGCGGTACATCATATCTAACAATATTGTGACCAACCAACCCATACTGAGACAGTATAAGATCACGCATGTCAGAATAATTGAAGATAGTTTTATAATCTTTACCATCATCAGTATAAGACAGACAGTGTATTTTAGTTGCTTTGTCCAACAATCCGTTAGCTTCTACATCAAATACAATCATGCTGCCATATCACTCCTTTCATATGGAATCTCTTCGGATAAGATCGTAGTCTCTGGGTCGTAGTAAACTGAACCTGCTCTACCAAGTTTAGCAAAAGGTCGGTTCTTATCAACTATAAACTCAGTTGTATTCTGTAAGACTTCATCCTCTGATTCTACATCTCTTTCTATCTTTATACATATTATTGCTTCCTCTTCAAGAGAGGCTGCGTATTTTGTCCTACCATCGTCATTAACCTGTGATATAAATACTACACCTATGTTTAGCTCCTTGGCTAGTTGAGCCATGCGTGAGCCAAGTGTGGTCAGTGTGCTAGTAGCACCATCAACACCAGTGTTAGATAGATATGCTAGTCTCTGGACATGGTCTACAAAAATATAGTCTGCACCAAAAGATGTTACAGCCATTCGAGTATAGTCCAGTAGGCTCAGGGGATCGTCATGAGATTGCATCTCAAAGATAATCGTTCTGTTGTTCTCTGAGTCAGCAATCTTGTTTGCTGCTTCTTCTACTTGATCTAGGGTATAGCCATTACGGTTAGCATCCTCATGAGTCCTGACATTGCAGCCAAGGTGGTAGGTAGCCATAGCTCGAAGAGTTGTAGACTTCATCTCTTCCATATGTAGAAGAGCTATCTTTACATCCTCGTTTTGAAGTAGCCCAGTCTCGAAGTATCTAATCACCTCAGTCTTACCAGTGCCACGAGGTGCCTTGATAAATGTAAGTCCACCTTTAACCATGCCACGGATCTTCTCATCAAGTCCTGCATGACCAGTGGATACATACTCGTATGGACTCTCGTTACGTAAGGCAAGGGAGAAGTCATCACGAGAACAGAAGAAGTTCTCAGGGCTGTATCGTTGAGGCTTCTTAGCTGCCCACATTAAGTCTTTACCATCACCTGCCTGTAAGAAGTCATTGGCATCCTTGTGCTTAGACATAGGCACATACCAGAACTTATCTGGAAAGGCTTGATACAACTTGTCTGCTGCCCTACGTCCTGCATGGTCTAGTTCACCTGCATATATAATCTCTTTAAAAGACGACAGATAAAGGTAGTTGTGTTTAATAAACTTCTCACCGATACTAGCAGATGGTAATGACTTTACAGGAAATGTCTTACCAAGTATCTGGTATAGTGATGCAGCATCAAACTCACCCTCAGTAATGTAGATGCGTTGGCTTGTCCCTGCGTTAAACTCAGGACCAAACAGATGGTTCATACCCATGCCACGATCTTTTGTCCAAGACTTTGACTTGTCATCTACCAGTCGATACTTGACTGTGTGTGGGTATTTATATGCATACCTAACTGGTCTACCATCGTCACCAATCTGCAAGGCAATGCCATACAGTTCAGCAACGTCAGTATCTAGTCCACGTATACCCTCGTGCGTCTGGGACGCAATTGTTATATCCATAGGGTTTCTCCTCTCCTTTAATGGATACTCACTCTTTACCCAATCGAATACCTGTGGCATATCTTTCATTGGGTAAGACCTAGAACAGGAGTGACAGTGACCGTAGCCATCATCGTTCCAGTTAAATGCATCACTTGATCCACACTCAACATACGGACATGCCAGATGTGGATTGTCATTACTCGCCATTATTAGCCTCCTCTCGTTCCTTGGCTCTCTGTCTCTCTTCTTTAGTCATAGGGCGTATCTCTTTTGATATACCCTTTCTGCGATCAACGTGCCATTCTTGTGGTTCTTGCTTTACCATAGTGGATTCATCATGTCAAACAATTTATACCAAGATGACCCCTCTAGTGCTAGCCACATAAGGATCGGTACACCAATTAGAAAGAAGACGCAAGCTAAAAATGCCCACATGAGACCTTTTGTCGTACAATAGTTTTCTGTCATGCATATTTTCTCCTTGCTTTGGGTGGAAAGTTTTCACGATTCCATCCATTGTTTATTTGTTCTACTGCCCAAGAATAATTAATCTTCCAGTGTCTAGCTGCTTCTGCCATGTTAATAAAATCTTTACCGTACAACCTACACTCTCTTTGTAATTGTTTTTGTGTAGGCTCATGTTTAATACGGATGTGACATGGTACGTTCTTTGGTTGCATAATCTACTCCTTATAAAATATGTGTGATCCTAAAGTTACAGTATGTTTATAATGTTTACTCCAAAAAGGTTTAACATAGTTTGCATGGTAGTAGACAGATCCTTCTGTATTATCCTTGACATAGCCATAGACTACCTTGTGTGCTACAATTTGAGAGTCTAGCCATGCTCGTCTTTCTCTTGGTTTATCTGATTTACCATCACAATACCAACTGAACTGACATCTACCTATACCTTTCTCTAAACCCTGATACACCACTTTACACGCATCGTTAGGAAACTTATCATCAGCTACACGATTAAGCACAACGTGAGCTACTGCATACTGTCCCTCTAATGGTTCACTACGTGCCTCGTAGTACACGTTAAGTGCAATGCATGTAAGCATCTCAGCTATCATTTAAATACCCTCAACGAGCATATACAAAAATGGAGATGCTGCTACAAACATTAAAAACAAAACAGTTAATGTTAATTTCATTTTTTTATTTTTCCCCCATGTTCATCGGTGCATAGACTTCACCATTGTATTGGCTACCAGTCTCAGTATCAGTACCAAAGTTACACCATGCTAGTATAACTAGGATTGCCATGATCCAGTAAAATGAAACCTTCAACCACTTGATAAAGCCTTCGAATGTTTTCTTTGCTTCTATCTCTGCCAGTTCGTTTGGTGCTTTTCCCTTCATTGTTGTACATCCACTTCTAGACAAGCCACTGTCTCTGACTTGTGTGTTATCATCTTAGCTGCTTTACTTAGTTCAATCTGACACTCTTCCAGTGTGGCATACGTGCCAAGTTGGTAGTGGTCAACAGACTGTGTGCTAAACAGTTGCATCCATACTAATACATACATCATTATGTATACTCCTCTATATGACAATCTATAACTTCCCAATTGATACCAATGGTAGCATCGTGACGGTTCTTAATTGTATGTAGTACGTCCAATGCTTTGTCTCTACTCATTGTTATACCCAACTCTTTACACCTTTCTAACACGTCATTTACGTGCCAAACTATTTCAATCTGTTCTGATAAACTCACTCTTCTATCTCCTTTCCTTTATGCTTCTTCTTTCTAGGCACTACACCTTTCTTTCGATCAGGTATAGCTTTCTGTTTATACTTTGGTTGCCGAAGGTCTTTTGCCATCGGGTTTTTAATGTATCGGTCCTTCATACCAGTCATCCCAGTTTACCTCAAGTTCTTTGTGAAATCTAATATCGGCTGCCATTAAAAAGAACAAGGCAGCAAGTTCCATTGCGTACTCATCTTGAATTACGCCATCTGCAAATAACCTACCATACTTCTCAAAAGTTTCTATAGGTATTTCTCTATCTTTTTTCTTCTTCATTCCCTTTGTCTCCTCTCCAATGCAGACTTTGCAGTTTTTAAACTAAATTTATTATACGGATTTAGACTGCTGACATTCTTGTGTCCAGTCACAGATTGAATAGCTAGATGGTCTACATCACTCTCAATCATCTGGACAATGGCAGTCTTACGCAGATCACCTACTCTCAGCTCGTCAGGAAGGCAAGCAATAGCTTTTACCTCTGCCAGTAGTCCAGTCATCTGAGAAACTGTTAGCGGTCTGTAGGCACCGTCTGAGGCTCTGTGATGAGGCACTACATACGGTTGAAAGTCCCAGTCACCCTTCTGATCGGTGAGCATGGCAATTAAGTTAGGTGGTATCGGTAATTCTACCTCAGCTCCACGTTTAGTTTGTTTGATTTGTACAACTCCCTCATCAAGGTCAACGTTGTCCCAAGTTAGGTTGCGTATATCTATTGGGCGTTGACCCCACTCATAGCACATCAGTACGATCAGCCCGATGTTACGCCATTCAAATTTAGTAAAGGCGGTATCGAGAAATGATAGTACCTGATCATGTGTCCATACGACAGAACGTGGTTCACTGCTACGTTTCTTAACTCTAGCCATTGGATTAGTCACCATTATCTCCATTGATATGAGATAGTTGATGAGAACTGAAAACACCCTAGCGTTATGGTTTGCATTCGAGGTGGATGTTTCCAGCTCCCATGTATCGTATATCTCAGAACACATCGGTACGGTCAGCTTGTTTAGCTGCACGTTACCAAGTCGCCTTCCCATAACAGACATACGACAGAAAGCTAGTAGACAACACTCGTAGTTCTTTTGGGAGGAACTAGAGAGAGAGCAGAACTGGCGAGTGTGGAGATAATTGTCTACAGCTTTATTAAATTTCATATCTTTCCTATCCAATGTGAGCAGTCATCATGTGGGTCATCTACTTCCATAGGCACCTCCTACATTAAGGAACCTATAGTTATACTTAAAGTTTATAATAATACTACTATTAATATTAAAAAACTTTAAGTTTACTTTAAGTATACTTAAAATACACTATTTTACTAATTAATCAAGTGTGACATGTCGTCACATATATTTCTTCCAATACTTATCATTGCCATAATTGTCTGAATAATTGTAATACCTAGACATATCATCAATATGGCACTCCTCCATGAGAGTGTGTGGGTTAAAGCCATACTGGTCAAGTAGCTCTGCAACCCTAGTTGGGTAGTCAATAATAATCTGCTCAAGAGCATAAGTATTATCATCATCGTAATCATACTTGTAACCATACTTGTCATTGCGTTGCCACAAGTCCTCAACCTTGGATGCATCACGCTCGAACACCAGACCAGACCAGTCAGCCTGACACAGTGCGATTAGTAATTCATCAGCATAATCAAGGTCTTGCACCTCATTCTTAGTGTGCTGATTGTAGTAGCCAACACTGATATTAGTACACTCAGATACTATTGAAGCATACTCATTGCTATCAGTATAAGAGCCAGTATTGTCTGGCTGTAATAGTGGCATATTTACAACATCTGCAAAAGATTTTGCAAAGGCATCTGATGCAGTACGTAGTCCCATCTGGTGTGTGATCACAGAGTTCTGACCCTTGCGATCAAAAGATATTACTGCGTCAATATAACTCAACCATTTAGGTTCAGATGCTACAAGCTGCTGACTACCCTGACACCCAGACTCCTCTGCTGCATGGATAACATACACACCTTGTACACCGAACTCAATCATGCCAAGGATCAACCATACACCAGTGGTACAGTCAGCACCTAGACAGTTAGAGTCAGCATGGTTGGATATAGATACTACATCATTCATGATGATCAGCTTTTGAAAGCCATCTTTGATATGTACAGTGTCATGGTGTGCAGTAAAGCATACATTAGGTTTGTCACCTATGATCTTGATATAGTTACCAAACTTGTCAGGCTTACCGAACGTAGGTTCGAGAAACCTCTTACAAAAAGCTCGCTGCGTAGCACTACCCTCTGGTCGTTTGTAACGCAACATTTCTACTAGACTATGCATTAGTCTTCCTCCTCTTTTATATTCCATATATTATTTGTTTCATCATATTCAAGGTCAGCATGTTTTGCTTCCTCAATAGATATGGTATCACCAGTATCTGTAGTAGCCATCTGATCGTCAGGATATACCTCACCATCCCAGTCAGATATGAAGTAAGTACCTGCATCAATACCACGTTGACTGATGTAACAATCCTCATGCTCACAGTAGTAGGCTAGGTCAACATGCCAATACTCATCATCATTGTCACAGTACATGAAGTAATCACCATACTCAACAGCCCAGTCACTGACACGCTCCTCAGTGTAGCCATTCCTATTACCGTAAGGTATATAGACCATGTAAGACTGATCAATGTGGTAGTCTGCATCTGCATACTCGCAATAGAAATGCTCTTCATAGTAGCAGTCATTGCAGTAACGGCACTCAGTGTACTCACTAAAGTAATAATCATCATCGCTCAAACCACAATTACAATTCTCACAGTGACAATCGTTGGCATTGAGTACACCTTGATAGCCACTAGCATCAATCTCACCGTCACAAGAAATAACAAGATACTTACCATCGTCATACAATCTACGTGGCTCAGGATCAAGATACGGTGCATAGAAAGCATCGGGATCATCTTGTGTGGGTTGACGTAGCAACCTAGCACCTTCCCACGCATCGTCAGCACCATACTCACCATTGGGTGTAGACTTAATGTGATGCTCTAGCATATCTATTGCTTGCTCTGACACACCATATATCGGACCGCCTCTGTATTGTCCGTCAGGCATGACACGAACCACACAACGAGATGCGATCTTACCGTCTTGGTCTTCTGTCCATAGCATCTTGAAGTCACCACTTGCGTATGCTGTGACTGGATGTACAGGCAAGTGATCGAAGTCATACCGCATACATGATGATGCACTAGACTTGCGTTGATAAGTGGTGCTGATGTTGTCAGTAGGGGCTTGCGTCCATGAATATGCTTTGACAAAGTCTTTGGCATCTGTACCCTCCTTGAGAAATAGCTTACGTTTAGCAAACCTGTCAAGGTACTCGTCAGTAAGCTGAATAATTTGTTTATGTTCTAGCTCAGGAAACATTAGAGAGAATGCACGAGCTGGCTTCATGGCAACCTCACGATCACGCTCAAAGCGATCACGAGCCGATTGATACATGGTGATCTTAGGTGCAAACCGTTTTGATCTGCGAGGTGCAAAGCATCGTAAACGAATTGAACCTCTCATGTTTGGTTGATGGGTTGTGCAAGTATTACCAGTCACTCGTAAAAATGCACGATCCCACCACGCAATAAATGTATCATCACGACTGCGAAACATATCTACCTCATCATAGTTACCCCATGCCTTGAGTATAGGGTCAACCTCATCTGGTGCAGACCAGTCACGCTTTACTACAAAGCCAACCTCTGATGGATAAGACACCAAGTAACGAAACTCACCTACATAGATAACAGCACCACGCAGTTCTTTGGTATTGTCATGGTGTACATTTATCTCAGGGTTAGATACATCATAGTTCTTGTATAACTCAACCTGTTCGGCAAGGTGTGCATTGTATGCAGCAACCTTGTCCATATCATTAGGCATAATCCAATATTTAGCCATACTCGTTCCTCCATTCTGGCTCTCTACCCCAACGCCATGTCAAGGTAATATTGTTTTCTTTCCAACGATCATTCATATACATACGGTATGCTTCATGCACATCTGGATGTTCTGAATAATCAACTCCACGTTCTAAATTCCTAGCACAGTTAGCAAACGGTGTCAAGCCCTCACTAGGAAAATATCCAGTAAAACTATATTGATCCAAGTCTGGTATGAGTTTACCAGATTTATGATTGCCACCTTTCTGTAAATACAGATGTGCCATATGACTGAGCAACCACTTGAAGTTTTCTCGTGATTGCCTAGCCCAGATTGTACAAGGGTGGTTCAAGTACGCAACCTTGTACACTGATAGGTCAGTATCTGGACACAGTACACGCACTGCGGTAGACAACATTTGCGCAGATTCCAATATCATTTTGTTCTTGCGAATGTCGTCTAACCACTGTGCAGACTGCATCGGACACTTATCCAATGCAAATATATTCATGTATTAATTACTCCCTTTTGATAATGCCTCTACTTGATTGATAACATAATGACTAGTATCACTCACAGCTTTCCTAAACTGAGCATACTCAGCCACAACTCTATTGTGCTCAGTCTTTAGCACCTTGAAGTTCTTGGCTATTCTCTCAGCCTTAGTGGGCATAGGTAGACGCCTTGCAACTTTTAAAGAGAAGCCATGCTTTCTAAGCCATAGAGTAAGCGCAGATCTGTGCATACCGAAGTGGTCACAGACCTCCTGTTGTGTAATAGACGGATTGCCCATGTACATCTGACAAGCTGCAATTTGAACTTCTACATCGAAACGATTACCATTTGAATTACCCATAATGATCTCCTATAATTTGGGTTTCACTTCTACCTTAAATCCCTTGGACTTAAGCACTCTTACGGTCTTATCGACCTCACGCAATGGGAATGAGCAAATGCACTTCCCATCTACATACAACCAGACGTAACGTGAATATATCATTCGTTAGACACAATACGGCTGACAGTATCCTCTGCAAACTTTATAGTACCATCGGGTAGATGCACCTCAAGCTCCATATCGGTATGCCCGAAGTCACTATCCCTGCGTTGCAATCTACACACGATTTCATTTAGACTACTACCTGTTTCATCTAACATTACTGGTTTTTCTGCACCCATTGGGTAATACCAACCAGTTAAAATTACACTATGATTTTCCATTATTCATTATCCTTTCACAGATTGATCGGATGCGTGTGATGACAATAACTTTACCATTGTCACCATACAACACCCACTTTTTACCATTATACACTAACTGCATAACTACCAAACCCACTTTAATTCAGATGGTTTATGCAAGCTATAATATTGCGCACCATCAGCCCATGCGTAGTAGTCACGTTCAAATCGCATTACTTCCATGACTGACGCATTGATGATAAAAGAACGATTGAACTTTTGCCCATCGCAGTCACTTCCCCAAGTAAACACACCTATCTCACCATGCTCTGCATACGCATTGAGCTTGTTCAATAGACGCAGTCTACCTACTAACCAGTCACCATTACCGTAGCTTTTACACTGCTTGCGTAATGATCTTTTCATAAGTTTCGTTATCATGTTATACTCCTCTCTCTCTCAGATTAACATGAGAAAACACCCGACAGAATACTATCGGGTGCTTATCTAATATTAAACAAAGTGTTATATTATAACATTACGCTGCTGCTGTAATGCCTTTTTTGTCCATAATCTTTTTGTTGTTTAATTCTTTTTGAACCACTTGCAATGCTGCTATCATAGCGCCAATACGCTCTGGATTGCGTTTAGCAACGCCTTGAGCATACTTGACTGGATCAAAGTCTACTACTTCTGCTTCTGTTCTAAATGCAATAGACCATTTAGACCCCCGCATTGAAATGCCATCGGCAACTAACTGGTTGAGTGTATCAACTGCACTATTCGTTAGCGTAGCATTTTTAGTTTTAATACGATGTTGATTAGTCTTTTTATCAATATTAATACTAACTCCAGACCATATTGCTCTAATGGTTAATTCAAAATTATTAGCACCATCTCTTTTAGATTTAATCTTATCTAACATCATAGCGATAATAGATGTGTCACCAGTTTTGATAGCATGGTTTACAGCGTCAAGAGTATTTTGACCCATTGCAATACCATTGCCTAAGTTACGTGAAAAGCTACCAACGAATTTTTTAATATCTTGCATTGTATATCTCCTATTAATGCAATTACTGTTATCGGCATAACCTAATATTATACCGTCAATGTACTACGTGAATACATTGAAAGTATAACATAGGGCATCAAGTATAAAACCTGATGCCCTAAAACCTTTTAACATTCTGGCGATATCCCCTAATGTTTTTAACCGTAGTTAGCGGCTAAAAATAAATATCCGATTGATATGTAGAACTGTATACATACCGCACAAAATACTTGGGACTGTTACCCTTTTTCATTTTCGAGTTTTGCGTTTGCTGCTCGTTACCCTTTATCAACCTATTATCTATACTGAGGCATCTCAAATACTGAGGACTGCTTCTATATGAAGCTACGCTTTTCACTTAGACATAATCTAAGCTAGTTTGAGCTATACCCTAAGACACTATTTGAATACCTACCTTTGGAGTAGGCAACAACTAGAATTGTTTTAGCTGAGTATCGGTAAATGTAACGTTACCATAATTACATATCGGTTTACGAATATGGATAGATCTACTAGTTAAACCACCGATTGAGAATAACCGTTCAGTGTAGATCTAAAATGTCAAATATCGTGGGCTTACAAGTGAGGGCTAAAACTCCGACTACTGCTTTGCCATGACCCTTAAATAAAGCAATAATCCGTATAGTCAAGAAAAAATATTAATCAGCCAGATAGGTATAAAAAAATCAGTCGGTAAATCAGATATGGTGTACATAACTTTTCTGTAACTGATAATCATTCGCAATTATCATGTCATAACAGCCAGAATAGCCGCTATGTAATGTTATATTGTATAAAATTGTAAGTATTATCAGTTAGTTACTTTAAAATTATGATAGTTTCTACAAACTGGCTAAACGCAATGTTATAACATAACAGCCGCATGGGTCATGGGGGGTATGCCCGTAGCTATATATGGTTAATGACAGAGATGTGATTTTTTAGTTTGGACAAAATGTCGCACCTTTTACTAAAAACTGGCTGTTAACCTTAATTTTGTGATCACAAATATAAAAACGCAACGTATTTAAAATAAAATTAAAAAAGTAGTTGACTTCGGAGGCAACATACATTATAATTATACTTAATGTATACTTAAAGTAACCTTAAGTTTATTAATTACTACTAATATTAATAGTTATTATATACTTTAAGTAACTTTAAGTATACTTTAGTCATTACTAGAAACGATAAGAAGTAAAAATTATAACTTTTTTTGTCGTAGCACATAAAAAGTGTTGACTTTACCAAAAAATTTAGGTATAACTAGATGAAGAAACCAGTAATGTATTCTTCTGACAATGTTGTGGAAGAATTTTACAGGGCATTAGCTTCAGAAGATGAAGGTAAACTACGTAGAGTACACATTCCTAGATCCGATGTATTCTACATTAGAGAAAAAATACGAAATGATACAGGTATAAAGTACTCTCTAGACAGGGTAGAGAGAGCTATGTACCTTGAAGGCTATTTAAAAGCACGAGATGTGTTAGATCCTAGAAGAAAACGAGATTGGGAAGACTAAATGGTAGTAGACTTTGACATTGATGGTGATGGAAAGATTACAGAACAAGAAGTAGCTATGAAAGAGCGTATGCTCGAAGTAGAACTACGAGAAGAAAAGGCAGAATCTCAGAAAAAAATGGCTTGGATAGCCATGGTGATGATGATTGGCTTTACAGTTGTTCTATTTACACCTCTAATGTCAGATACACGAGTAGCAGCCCTTGCAGATTTGCTTGGGTTGTTTTATATTGCACAAACTGGTATAGTAGCAGCATATATGGGTGCTACAGCATACATGGCAGGTAAGCCAATGGGCAATAGGGTAGCAATGCAGAAGGATATGAGATGAGTTTTAGATTAAGTCAGAGATCAATGGACAAATTAGAGGGTGTACATCCAGCTATGACTGGAGTTGTAGAAAGAGCTATACAACTTACAGATGTAGACTTTGGAGTTACACAGGGTATACGTACCTTTGAAGAACAGCAAGCTAATGTAGCTGCAGGAAGATCTCAGACTATGAAATCTAAACACCTACTACAGGATGATGGCTTTAGCCATGCAGTTGATGTAGTAGCTTATGTAGGACCAGATGTATCCTGGGAGTTAAATTTATACGATAACATCTGCGATGCTTTTAAACAAGCAGCAGAAGAGACTGGTGCAGCCGTAAAGTGGGGAGCTGCCTGGTCTGAGGGAGATATTAGGTCGTATCCTGGCACAGCAGAGGATGCTATGATGGCATATGTAGACTTACGTAGGTCACAGGGACGTAGACCTTTCATTGATGCGCCTCACTTTGAGTTAATGTAGTGAAAGAATTTATATTGGTTATAAGTATGTGGGGCAACACTGGTGAAGAGTGGGTCTACACAGGTAATCAATATATTATGCAGGAGCTGTTTACTAAACAACAGTGTGAAGTAATTGCTCAAAATGCAAACTGGGAAAAGTATGAAGAGAATGAATACTTAGGTTTGCAGTTTGATTGTTTTAACAAAGCTGATAGAGAGTGGAAGTAAATGAGATGGTTACTGGTCGTGCTATTTTTATCTTCTTGTGGTTTGAGTACTCTGCTACCGCTAGGCGGATCAGGCGGGCCTACAGTAAATTCTAATGCACAGATAGGTGCAGAGAATAGACAGGCAGTAATGAGTGTCGAGCAGACTGAAGAGGTTACTGCAGGTAGAGACGTTATACAAACTGAAGTTACAAAAGAAGTAGAGACAGGCAAAGTGGAAAACTTAGATATTATAAATACTAACATACCTCCTTGGGTAATGTTACTTCTAATACTTGGTTGGTTATTACCAACTCCAACAGAGATAGCTAGAGGTTTTATGAATTTTGTACTTACGTTATTTGGAAGAAAAGATAACCCAAAGTACGAAAGATATAAAACATGAGAAACTATAGAAGTGAGTATAAGAAGTATCAAGGTACGGCTACACAAAAAAAGAATAGAGCTTCACGTAATGCAGCTCGCAATACGTTGAAGAAAGTAGGAGTAGTAAAAAAAGGCGATGGTAAGGACGTAAACCATCGTAATGGTAATCCTAGAGACAATAGGACAAAGAATCTGTCAGTTACAACTAAACGTGCTAACAGATCTTTTCCTAGAAATAGTAGAGCAGGAAAGAAGTAATGGCTGCAAAAAAAGGTTCTATGAAAGGTCACACTATAAAAGGAGGTCACAAACGCCCCACTAAAAAGGGTGCAGGTATGACAGCTAAGGGTGTGGCAAAGTACCGAAGAGATAATCCTGGATCTAAACTTAAAACAGCCGTTACCGAAGATAAACCAAGAAGCAAAGCTAGAGCTGCAAGACGTAAGTCTTTCTGTGCTAGATCTGCAGGACAAATGAAAAAATTTCCAAAAGCGGCTAAGAATCCTAATTCAAGATTAAGACAAGCTCGCAGAAGATGGAAGTGTTAGATATAAGGAATTAAAAATGAAGACAACTACAATGGTAATAACCATTGCTGCTGCAATGGGTTTTCTTGCAATAGCAGCAACTAAAGCAGCATCTATGGATTTTTCTGTCGCAGGGCAGACAGTATCTATCGGTGCAGACTCTGACATGAACTATACCACTGGTGTAGAAGAATGGGAGTGGGAACTAACACCATCAGCAGGATTAACTGCTATGGGTATTGGACTAAGTGTAGCTACTGACATTGATATGCTAGAGCTAGACGAGGGAGACATCTTTCAAGGTCTAGACTTTACTGCAGACTATACTGTACCAAACACAAATATTAGTTTATATACTGAAGTATCTACCGACTCAGACTTAGAGTTTGGTGATGTAACAGTAGGAGCTATGGTTAGCTTCTAATGTGGATAGCATTTATGCTTCTCTGTAGTACACCTGCAGCATTGTCTTGTGAAATTATGGTAAAAAAAGCTGCAACATTTCCTACAGAAGAAGCATGTGTTCAAGAAGCATTAACAGTGGCTAGGTACTTTCAACAACGAGGGTATTTAGCAATACCTGATTGTCAAGAAATTAAAATGGGAGTTTCATTATGAGAATAATTAAATGGTTTTGGAGATACTTTAAAAGAATAGGATGTGCAATTCTAAATAAAAATTGTGGACCTGAGTGCAACTGTAAGGCGTAGTAACATGGCTTTATCAAAACAAAATAAAACTAAAGTAAAAAAAGTAATTAAAGGTTTAAGCAAAGCCTCTAAAACTCATGCAGGTCAAGCAAAGACTTTAAAAAAAGCAGTAGGAATGTCTAAAGGTGGTAGTACGGTCAACAAAGCAGGTAACTATACCAAACCTGGGATGCGCAAGAGTTTATTCAACTCAATCAAGGCTGGAGGTAAGGGCGGCAACCCAGGCCAATGGTCAGCCAGAAAAGCTCAGATGTTGGCTAAACAATACAAAGCAAAAGGCGGAGGCTACAAGTAGTGAAGGCTCCTCAAAAGTCCCTAAAAAAATGGACAAAACAAAAGTGGCGTACAAAGAGTGGCAAGCCTAGTTCTAAGACTGGTGAGCGTTATCTACCTACTGCGGCTATTAAGTCTCTTAGCAGCGCTGAGTATGCCGCTACAACCAGAGCTAAACGAAAAGGCAAGGCGGCAGGTAAGCAGCATGTGGCTCAACCTAAGAAGATCGCAAAAAAGACCAGAGCCTTTAGGAAATAAACATGGCTAAAGATCCAAAAGTAGGAACAGGTAAAAAACCTAAAGGGTCTGGACGCAGACTATATACGGATGAAAATCCAAAAGATACGGTGCCAATTAAGTTTGCTACCATGGCTGATGCAAAAGCTACATCGGCAAAAGTAAAAAGAATAAAAAAACCTTACGCAAGAAAGATTCAGATCTTGACAGTTGGTGAACAACGTGCTAAAGTTATGGGAAAGACAGCAATAGCAAATGTCTTTAAACAAGCTAAAGCAGACTTGCGAAGGAAACATAAAAAAGATGCCGTATCTACAAAGTAGCATACCCTATTTTAAAGCATGGGTAAGAAGAGAATACACAAAAAATTTGGAAGAGTATCATGGCGAGTTCTTACATTGCATGGTCATTGGTGTTACTACTATGCCAAACAGGACTCTCAGCTTTCAAGTTATTTTTACAGGCTGCGAGTCTGATCATGATGATAGCCCCAATATACATGGTGGTGCGATGTGGGCTAGATTACCTCTTGTAGCACTCGTGGCAGATACCCCCCTAGAAGAATGGCCTACAGAGTTACCACCATACTTAGCACAACCCTGGGATTGTATGTCGCATACACACTCAGTATATAAGTTAGAAAGAGCTACACCTGCTCCTTGGATAGCCAAAGTAGATGGTGAGTTCTATCCTGCAAAGTACTACTTTACAGTAGACTACACTGACAATGAAGTAGCAGACGATCCTGCTCAACACAAGCAGTCCCACGTCTTAGAGTTGTTAGATGCAGGAGAATACACAGGTAACATAGTTGCGTTGCCCAATAACAGAGTGAGAGTAACTCACCCAGCTTGGTTTGAAACTGGCGAAGGTGCTCCAGACTTTAGACCTAACCAACATATTTATAACTCGAAAGAAAACGTAGACTATGTATGGGATACGCAACGAGTCTTTAATAATTTATATAGTGAGGATCAATAATGAAACATGGAATGAAGAAAAAAGGTTACGCCAAAGGCGGTATGAAAAAGAAGGGCTACGCAGCAGGTGGAGCAGCAAAACCAGATTTTTTAGATATTGATGGAGACGGTAATAAAACTGAATCTATGAAAGCTGCATCAGCTGATAGAAAAGGTATGAAAAAAGGCGGCATGGCTAAAAAAGGTTATGCTAAAGGTGGAATGAAAAAGAAAGCTTATACCAAAGGTGGTAAGGTTGCCATGTATAACGTAGGTGGAATGGTTAAATCTTCTGGTGCTATGAATACTGGAATTAAAAAAGCTCCTAATACTTATAAGAAAGGTTAAGTACAATGGCAGGTAAATATGATAATATGACTTTTAAGAAAGCTTTTGTAGCTGCACGTAAAGCAAAAGGTGCAGGTAAAGTTTTTACTTGGAAAGGTAAAAGATATACCACTAATACAAAAGAAGATGAAAAGAAGATTACAAGACGTAAATCAGGTGCTGTTAAAAAATCTCTTAAACCTAAAACACGTCCAGGTTCAGGTGGTGTATCTGTAGAAAAAATTACGGTCACAAAATTACTTCCTGTTAATTCTAAAAAACGTACCCCCTCTTTTAGAGATAGAACTTTAAAAATACCTGCTGCTGTTACAAATAAAATAAAAAGGATTGACTCCGATATAAAAAAGATAAGTATTGGTGAACGTGAAGCTGCAAGTAAAAAGTTAGAAGCTACTAAGAAAAAATTAGAACAATTAAGAAATCAAAAAGTAGATAAAAACCCAGGTTCTAAAATAGATGAAATCTTAGATGCATTAACTAAGTTAGGTCTTTATGTTAAAGATTTAAGTAAAGGTGGTGGAGTTCCTGGAGTTAGAAAAAGAAGAAATAAAAAACCAACAATTAAATTTGGTAGTGGTGGTAGATAATGAAAATAGAGAATGATAAAGTAATAGATCAATACGGTGCTGTTTTAGCAGAGTATGTTCATGGAGAGTGGCACTCTAAAGACCCTGCTGTTCTAGAGTTTATAAATAGTGAGTATACAGAACCTAAAACAGAAACTAAAAAAGTTCGTGCTAGAAATGCAGATGGGACATTAAAAGGTGATGATCCATCTACCCCTGATGTAAATGAAGCTTGGACTACTAAAGTAGTTAAAAAGGCTACAGGAAAGTCATAACGGGTTTGCATTTTTATCTGTAGTAACTTACTGTAAAATATAGTATAACTACTCCTGCCAGTTAGGGCTAACACAGGAGTAGAAAATGATTAAACGTTTATTTAATAGGATAATAGAAGCGAGAGCAGAATCAGCTAGACGTAAGATTGCAAAAATGCAACTCTACAAGATGACTGACCGAGAGCTACGAGACTTAGGAATAGGTAGATGTGATATAGAAAGGGTTGTGTTTACAGGTAAAGCCCTTTGAAAAGCACAATAACTTCTTTAATGATTCTAGGAGTACTTTGGGAGGAGGCTCGTGGACCCAGTTACAATAATCGGTGGAGCTACCGTAGCATTCAATGCTTTGAAGAAAGGCTTTCAAGTAGGTAAAGACCTACAAGATATGTCAGGACAGTTGACCCAATGGGCAGGTGCTATGAGTGACCTGTCCTTTATGGAACAGAAAAATAAAAATCCTCCTTGGTGGAAAGCACTTAACGGACAATCTGTTGAAGCTGAAGCCTTAGAGATTTTTACAGCTAAGAAAAAAGCTGAAGCCATGAGAAAAGAACTTAAAGATTGGATCAGCTTTAGTATGGGGCCATCTGCTTGGGATGAGCTTGTAGCTACTGAAGGTAGAATACGTAAACAAAAGAAAGAACAAGAATACCGTAAAGCCGAAATGCAAGAAGCTATTGTAACTTGGGGCGTAACAGGTTTGCTTTTAACTGCAGGAATTGGTGTATTCGGGTTTGTAATTTACATGGTGACATAATGGCAAGAAACCTAACAGAAAAACAACAGAAGTTCTTAGATGTACTGTTTGAAGAAGCTGGAGGTAATTTATCTACAGCTAGAAAACTTGCAGGTTATGCAGATGGTGTATCTTCAAAAGCAATTGCAGAGTCTTTATCTGAAGAGATTGCAGATCTAACTAAAAAGTTTATTAGTTCATCGGCTGTAAAAGCTGCATACTCAATGTTTGAGGTTATGAACAATCCTACAGACTTAGGTAATAAAGAAAAGATGGCAGCAGCTAAAGATGTTTTAGACCGTAGTGGTTTTATTAAGACAGAAAAAGTAGAAGTATCTGCAGCTAATCCATTATTTATTTTACCGCAGAAAGCTGATGAAGACGAATAAAACTTGGAAGCTACCCAAACCTGTAGAGGTAGATGGTAAGTATGAGTGGAGACCAGTTGTAAGAGTTGGAACTCACGTACCGTTTGGATATAAACAAGATCCTAATGATGAAGATATACTATTACCAATCCCAGAAGAACTAGAGTTATTTGAAAAAGCTAAAAAGTTTCTAAAACAATATAGTTACAGAGAAGTTGCAGCTTGGCTCAGTACTCAATCAGAACGATACATTTCCCATGTAGGTTTATATAAGAGGGTAAAAATTGAGCAACAACGTAAGAACGAAGCTTCAACTCAACGCTACCTTGCCAAAAGGTACAAAGAAGCGTTACAAAAAGCGGAAAAGCTCGAAACCCAAAGACTTGGTTACAGAGAAAGAGTTAGCTCCAGCCCAACCGAAGCCTGAAGAAATAGACTTTGAAAAAGCCAGAGAGATTATCTTTGAACCTAATCCTGGACCTCAGACTAATTTTCTAGCAGCAACAGAACAAGAAGTTTTATACGGAGGAGCAGCAGGTGGTGGTAAGTCTTATGCGATGGTTGCAGACCCAGTGCGGTACTTGGGGAATCCAAATGCACGAATGCTACTTGTTCGTAGGAGTACAGAAGAGCTTAGAGAGCTTATATCAGTAAGCAAACAACTTTATCCCAAAGCTATTCCTGGAATAAAGTTTATGGAAAGAGATAAAACTTGGGTAGCTCCATCAGGTGCTACATTGTGGATGTCCTACCTCGACAGAGAGGATGACGTTATGAGATACCAAGGTCAAGCCTTTAACTGGATTGGCTTTGACGAACTTACACAATGGCCTTCACCTTATGCATGGAACTATATGAGATCACGTCTCCGTACAACAAGGGCTTCAGGTTTGCCACTGTATATGAGAGCGACTAGCAACCCTGGAGGTCCAGGTCATCAGTGGGTAAAGAGGACATTTATTGATCCTCAAGTACCTGATAAATCTTTTGATGCTACTGATGAAAACGGAGAGGTGATAAAGTGGCCTAAAGGTCATAGTCGGGAGGGTGAGCCTCTGTTTAAACGTAAGTTCATCCCTGCCACCCTCTTCGACAATCCGTACTTAGCAGACGATGGTTTATACGAAGCTAATCTTCTCTCGCTACCTGAACATCAACGTAGGCAACTACTTGAAGGTGACTGGGATATAAATGAAGGTGCAGCTTTTCCTGAGTTTAACAGGAAAATACATGTAGTAGATCCTTACGACATACCCTCTAGTTGGATTAAGTTTAGAGCTTGCGACTATGGTTATGGTTCTTATACTGGTGTTCTTTGGTTTACTATGGTTCCTGGTTCTGAGCAACTTGTAGTATATAGGGAACTGTATGTATCAAAGGTCACAGCTACTGACTTAGCTGATATGATACTGGAAATAGAAAATGAGTCAGGGGAAAACATTCGTTATGGTGTGCTTGACTCATCACTTTGGCACAAACGTGGTGATACAGGCCCAAGTTTAGCTGAACAAATGATTATGAAAGGTTGTAGGTGGAGACCTTCAGATAGATCAAAAGGTTCTCGTGTAGCAGGTAAAAACGAGTTACACAGACGATTGCAGGTAGATGAATTTACAGAAGAACCCAGATTAGTATTTTTTAGTAATTGTACAAATACTATATCTCAAATACCAGGTTTACCTCTTGATAAAAATAATCCAGAAGATGTAAACACACATGCAGAAGATCACCTATACGATGCATTAAGATATGGTATAATGACTAGACCACGAAGTAACATATTTGATTTTGACCCTGCAGCACAACGTACAGGTTTTCAAGCATCAGACCCCACATTTGGATACTAAGGAAATAAAATGGCAGAAGAAGATTTTGAAGAAATGATCATGGACATGGAAGAAACCTCTTCAATAGAGGATGTTTCCGAAGAAGACTACTCAGATCCACTTGCAGGTCAAATTGTTGATTTTGTAAAAGATAAATATAGTAAATCTGAAACAGCTAGACAGATAGATGAAGAACGTTGGATTCAAGCATACAGAAACTATCGTGGTATTTATGGACCTAATGTACAATTTACTTCATCAGAAAAATCTCGTGTATTTGTAAAAGTAACTAAAACAAAAGTTCTTGCAGCATACGGTCAAATTGCAGAAGTATTATTTGGTAGTAACAGATTTCCAATAAGTATTGACCCCACAGTTTTACCTGATGGTATAGAAGACACTGTTAGTTTTGAAACTAACCCTGAAGTAAAAAAAGCTATTACCCCAGAGATGGCTGAGTTACTTCCAGGTGAAACACTACCAGAGTTTAAAGAAAGACTCGGTGCTTTATCTGGTGTGTTAGAGCCTGTCATTGATGATGTAAAACCTGGTCCAGGTAAGACTCCTACATCTGTACAATTTCATCCTGCAGAAGTTGCAGCTAAAAAGATGGAAAAGAAAATACATGATCAGTTAGAAGAATCTCATGCAAAAAAACACCTACGTGCCGCTGCATTTGAGACAGCACTCTTTGGCACAGGAATTATGAAGGGTCCGTTTGCCGTAGATAAAGAATACCCAAACTGGGATGATGAGGGTAATTACTCCCCTAAATATAAAACAATTCCACAAACTACTTCTGTATCTATTTGGAACTTTTATCCAGATCCCGATGCAGCTACTATGGAAGAAGCAGAGTATATTATAGAAAGACACAAGATGTCACGTTCTCAACTACGTGGCTTAAAAAATCGTCCATACTTCCGTGAAAATGCTGTGGACAATGCTTTACGACTTGGTGAAAGTTATCGTAAAGAGTGGTGGGAACACATCATGGAAGATAACTCAGAAGAAGATAGAGCTGCACGTTTTGAGGTTCTAGAGTTCTGGGGTTTTGTAGATAAAGAAGTAATAAAAGATCAAGGGGTAGACATCCCTAAAGATTTAGAAGATGCAGATCAACTAAGTGTAAATATCTGGATTTGTAATGGGCAAGTATTAAGACTTGTAATGAATCCATTTACTCCAGCTTATATTCCTTATTTTGTCGCACCTTATGAAATGAATCCGTACAGCATTTTTGGCGTAGGTATTGCTGAGAATATGGACGATACACAAACACTTATGAATGGCTTTATGCGAATGGCAGTAGATAACGCAGCATTGTCTGGTAATCTATTGATTGAGGTAGACGAGACTAATCTCGTCCCAGGGCAAGACCTCTCCGTGTATCCAGGAAAAGTGTTTAGGAGACAGGGAGGGGCACCTGGTCAAGCTATCTTTGGAACTAAGTTTCCAAATGTAAGTAACGAGAACATGCAGATGTTCGATAAAGCAAGGGTATTAGCAGATGAATCAACTGGTTTTCCATCTTTCGCTCATGGTCAGACAGGTGTTAGCGGAGTTGGTCGTACTGCTTCTGGCATTTCTATGCTTATGTCTGCCGCTAATGGTAGCATACGGAATGTGGTAAAAAATATAGATGACTATCTATTAGCACCATTAGGTAAAGCCTTCTTTGGTTTTAACATGCAGTTTGATTTTGATAAAGAAATTAAAGGTGACTTGGAGATAAAAGCTCGTGGTACAGAAAGTCTTATGGCTAACGAAGTACGTAGCCAACGCCTTATGCAATTTATGCAAGTGGTATCAAACCCTGCACTCGCTCCATTCGCACGTATGGACTATATTGTACGTGAAATTGCTAAGTCAATGGATCTTGATCCAGATAAAGTTGGAAACAATATGGGGCAAGCTGCGATACAAGCTGAGATTTTAAGACAGTTTAGAGAGGCTAATCCACCTCCAGCACCACCTCCAGGAGTAAATCCCCCTCAGACTGCACCTGCTGGCGCACAAGTGCAGGATACCCAAGGTAGTGGGGGTGGTACTATAGGAACTGGAACAGCCCCTCAGCCAGGAGAACAGGGCTTCTCAGGTAATACTGGTCAACAACAGATACAATGAAACTAGTCGTGAACAATACTTTAAAACCTTTCGTAAACAATCCAGAGTTGTATAATCCATTTCTGGAAGAGATAGTTACTAGAATAGATAAAGTTCATAAACGTCTTGAGCAGCTTAACGATATAGAAGAAGTATATCGTGCTCAAGGTGAGATACGTATGCTTAGAGCAATGTTAAGACTTCGGGAAGATATTAATGGCTAATACAGCAGAACAGATGGAATCTATGCTACCATCTGCAGATAATGAATATCTGCCAACTCCAGAAAAAGATTTTACTGCATCAGATTTTGCCTCCGATACATGGGAACAAGCTAAAAAAAGGTTTATGAATGCAGGTATAATTAATACAGACCCTAACGATCCTAAATTACTTACAGCTTATAATAGATCAATGGACTATCTTAAAGATGTGGGTCTTAGTGGTTTGTTAGCAACTCAAGCTGCATATGAATTTGCTGTTGGATCTGCGGCAGACTCTGTGCCTTTTATGTCAGAAAGTAATAAAGGCCGTCTTGCTAGAGATTTAGCTGCTATGCCAGAAGCTTTTGTAGGTGGTGGTACTAGAAGTTTAAGTCAGTTAGATGATCTAGCAGATTTAGCAGCACCTACTATAAAACAAACAATATCTAAATCTGTAGATTTTGCAGATAGGATTCATGTAAGTCCAAGTGCATTAGGCACTATTGGGGGAAACTTTGCGTTAAGAACTCCTGGAGAAACTGGTAACTTTAAAAGAGCTATAGATTTTTTTAAGAAAAAAGGTGGTACTGATCCTAATAATTTTAAAGATATAAATAGAAAAATGTACGATAAATTTGGTTGGTACATTAACCCTTCTGATGGACAATGGCGTTATCAGATATCAGATAAAAATTCTAAATTAGACCTTAAAAATTTTAAAGTACAAATTAGAAATTTAGATATTAATAAAACTAAAACTTTAAAACTATCTGATATTTTAACACATGATCAGTTATTTAAAAGATATCCTCATTTAAAAAATATTAACGTTGAATTTGAAAATAGATTAACAAACCCGACTACTGGTGGTATACCAGCTTTAGGATCTTTTTATGGGGGTGATAATCTAATAAAAATAAATGTAAATAAAGATAGAGGAGTTGATGTATCTAATCTAGGAAATAGTGCAAGTTTTAAAGCTACTTTATTTCATGAAATACAACATGCAATACAAGAGTATGAAGGTTTTATTCCAGGTGCAAGTACTTCAAATATACCTATTGAAGTAACAAAAAAACATTCAAATATGTTAGCTAATAATCTTGATTTTAGTAGAAATCAAAGAAAGAAAATATTTGAGGAGATTGAGGGTTCTGCTTTAGAACATAAAATTAATACTGATACTTTATTATCAGATTTTTTACAGGATAAATACCTTAAAACAGGGGTAGTATTATTTACAAGTGAAGATGAAGTATTTAAAAAATTTGACGATGCAGTTAAAAAAGTAGGTTTACCTCCTAATATATTTGATGTTCCACCAGGATCTAGTAAAGCATTTTTAGATTTAAGTGATGATTTAAATAGATTAAGAAATAGTTTTTTAGATGATGTAAAAACAAAAACAGCAATAGGTTATATTGAAGATAGAATTTATAGAGGAGTACGTGGAGAGTTAGAAAGCACTGGAGTAGAAGTACAACTTGAGAATGCTCAAAAAGATTTACGTTACCCTTTAGATGTAGAACAAGATATAATCAAAGTAAGAGAACTTGAAGATTTTACAGACAGTTTAGATGAAACAGCACAACAAGCTTTAATTGAAGAAGACCCTGGCTATCGCAGAAGACAAACGTATAGAAAAGTTGATCCAGGTGTAGTTGATGCAAAAATTGATATTGATTTAAGTAAATTTAAATATCATTTATTAGATAAGATGAAACCTGCAAAAGATTTGAGTGACCCAGAATATTTAGCTTTTTTAAAATTAAAAGAAAAAGGAATTAGTCAAGCAAAAATTCAAGATGAAAAAACTAAATTTCTTTTAGATAACATTGCTAAAAATAACTCTCAATTAAAAAAGATAAAAAATCTTAAACGTGGAGATACTTTTTCTTATACACTTCCAAACGGAAAAACTGTAAAAGTAAAATTAGCTTTTGTAAAAACACAAAAAGTTAAACGTAGTGATTTAAATAAAACAGACGATACACTTGTTATTAAAGATACTAGACCTAATAAGTCTAACGAAGAAATGAGTGATTTTAACATACCATATGCATATCTTGAAATTATTAGTCCTACAGTTAATGACCCAGTCTTAAAAAAATCTATACCTGATCTTATAAAAAATAGTAATTTAGTTAAAGACGGTAAAAATTTTAATATATTAGATTTAGGAGATACTAGACCCGAAGAAGGTGCTTTTAACAAAATAAAAAAATTATTTGGATTTGCCGAAGGAGGCGACACAGTGAGACCAGAACCAAGACCAGAAGCAGAGATAGATGTATCTCCTAGAGCAGAAGCAGGAGATCAATTTTTTGTAAAACAAGCTGAGAGAGAAAAGGCATTTAAAACTAAACCAAAGCCTAGACCATCTATGGACAAATCATTTCCTAATGTTAAGCCAAAACCTAGGCCAGGCTCTGAAATGAGAACTGATGTAGTATCAGAAGAATATGAAATTGATGGTTCTTTATATGACATACCTGTGCTTATATTTAAAAGTGGCGAAAAGATTGCTTTTGGAAAAGTCCTTCAGAATATAGTTGAAAAAGGAGGATCAGAAGAAACCAATATTTTAGCCCAAGAAGATGATGGGACTATGCCTGGGATAGATAATTTGGCTGACAGAGTAAAAAAATTTATTAGGCAAAATAACCCTACAAGAGAAGAGTTTGAAACTTATTGGTATAATCCACGAGTAAATAAAGGTGGACTGATAGGAGATCAAATGCAGATGGCTTTTATGAATGAGGGTGGTCTAACAGATGACGGTATGGATGTAGACCCAGTATCAGGTAATGATATACCTTCAGGTTCTATGGCAGAAGAAGTGCGAGATGATATACCTGCACAGTTGTCTGATGGTGAATATGTAGTTCCTGCTGATGTTGTTCGTTATTATGGTGTAAAGTTTTTTGAGGATCTACGAGATCAAGCTAAGATGGGTCTAGCTCGAATGGAAGCTAATGGTCGTATAGGTGGTGAGCCTGTACCTGACGGTGGCCCAATGAATACTCAAGAGTTATCTCCAGAAGAGATGCAAGCTATACAAGAAATAATGGGTATGTCTTTAGGTGGCTCCGTTGAGGCTGATATGTTAGATGGACAGACATCAGCTCAAGTTGAACAAGGTATGTTAACTCGGGGAAGTGCTGCTATGAATCAAAACTATACAGGTATTCCATTAGGCTCTACGATATTTGATTCTCCTAATACTGAAGTTCAAACTGCTAGTTTACAGGGTGTACAGCAAACTGATGCTAAGGCTTTTACTCCTATAGTATTGTATAATACAGCTGGTCAAACTAGAACTGTAAATAGTGCAAAAGAAAAAACAAAAGCAATAGCTGAAGGTTACACCATGACTTTAGATGAGTACAATATGTACAGATCTAAAAGAGGTGGATCAGGTGGAGCTGGTGGAGGCTCAGGTATAATTACACCTCCAGGTCAAGAAGATAAAGAAAAGAAACCTTGGGGAGAAGGTATTGATTGGAATAATGAAGACTCAATTAGAAAATTTGTAAAAGAAGCTCAAGAAGGTAATATAGAAGGTGCATCAGGTAGATTTTTAAGAGGTGCAGGTTTTGCTTTATTTGGTTTACCTGGAGCTTTATTAGCAGGTGCATTTCAAACGTTTCAAGCAAAACAAACTTTAGCAGATATGCAAACAGCTCAAGAGATTGCTAGAGCTAATGGATTTGATGACTTAGCAAAAGAGATTGAAGGTGATATAAATAGTTATTTAAAAACTGCAGGTGACGCTGTAAACTTTATTAATGATGTTTTTGGTCCAAGTACTTCTCAAGCAGATAGATGGGCAAGAACACAGGGTTTTGATACCTTAGAAGATTATGCTGCAGCACAAGAAGATAAGAGATCAAAAACTCCTGTCACTAAAAAAACAGCTAATATAATTGCCTCTGAAAAACAAGCTAGCAAAGGGACATCATCAGGTAGAGCAAAAGCAATATTAAAAGCTAAAGCTTCAGGTGTTAGCACTGAAACAGCTAAAAAACTTTCTGGTTCACAAATGAAAGCTGGATCTGATGTAGGTGCAGGTCCAGGAGGATCAGATATTACTGGTCCAATGAATAAAGGTGGTCTAATGACCAAAGGCAAAAAGAAAAAATAATAAGGCTACTCAGCTTCGGCTGACCCCAACATAAAAAGGAGAACAATATGCCTGAATTAACAGCAGTAGAAAAACCAAAAACAGCAGGGTTTGTTGATAGAGGTTATAACTACGAGAAAAAGCGTAAGCGAATGGAAGCTGAAGAAGAGGAGATTCGTAAACTTGAAGCTGAAGCACGTGGAGAAACAAACGAAGAACAGCAACCAGAAGAAGATCCTAAAGAAGAAGCTACCGAAGAGAAAAAGGCCGATACAGAAACTAAAGAAGAAACGTTATCTGCTGAAGAAAAATCGTTTAAAAAACGCTATGGTGATTTAAGACGGCATATGCAAGAAAAAGAAAAGGAGTGGGACGATAAGTTCAAAGCCTTTGAGAAACGATTAGAAAAAGAATCTATTGTACCACCTAAGTCTGATGAAGATATAGAAGAGTGGTCTAAAGAGTATCCAGACGTAGCAGGTATAGTAGAAACTATTGCTGCTAAAAAAGCTCAAGAGATGTTTAGTAAAGCTGAAGCTCGTATGCAAGAGTTTGATAAGATTCAAACAGAAGCTGAAAGAACTAAAGCTGAAACTATGATACGTAAATCACATGAAGACTTTGATGATCTACGTGCATCTGATGAGTTTCACAACTGGGTTGAAGAACAACCTAAGTGGGTACAAGATGCACTATACGAAAACTCAGATGATCCAGCTTCTGTAGTTCGTGTTATAGATCTCTACAAAGTAGATAAAGGTCTAACTAAGAGTGCAAAGAAAGCAAAAGCTAAAGATGCAGCTTCTACTGTAACTAAACGTAGTAAAACAGAAATAGATGTAGAAGATGCAAATGACGTAATTCGTGAGTCAGAGGTTGCTAAAATGTCCGACAAGGAGTTTGAAGCAAATTCTGATGAAATAAACAAAGCTATCCGTTCGGGTAAGTTTGTTTACGATGTATCTGGTAAAGCCAGATAACTGTTGACAAATAAAAATTCAGCAGTATAACTATGGGTATGTTGACAAAAGCCTCTTTTTGACTACCTTTTGTCGCACCCAAATCTACAAAAAAGTCTAAACTAAGAAGAACTACCTGGACAAGTATAGGCCCAGTGGTATTCGGTAGCGCAACCTAATGCTAACTGCACCCTAGAAAACGTACAGCCCCTTTTAGATGTTTAAGCTTAATTCAAGCCAAATATCAGGAGGATTTAATTATGGCTTTTACAACCGCATCGGGTTACGGTAATTTACCTAATGGTAATTTTAGTCCCGTAATCTATTCCAAGAAGGTACAGCTTGCGTTTCGTAAAGCTGCTACCGTGGGGGATATCACCAATTCAGACTATTTTGGTGAAATTGCCTCACAAGGCGACACAGTTCGCATAATCAAAGAACCTGAAATCTCAGTTCAGTCTTATGCACGTGGCACAACAGTCACAGCACAAGATCTTGACGATGAAGATTTTAATCTAGTAGTGGATAAAGCTAACTACTTTGCGTTCAAAATGGACGATATCGAAGAAGCTCATTCACACGTAAACTTCATGGATCTTGCAACAGATCGTGCAGCTTACAGACTAGCTGATCAGTATGACCAAGAAGTTCTTGGTTATCTGTCAGGTTATAAGCAAACTTCTTTACATGCACAAGCAGATACAGTTAATGACAGTGTAAACGGTTCAAAGGCTGTAACTACCGCAGGTTCAGACGAATTGCTTACAAGCATGAAACTCCGTAAGGATTCATTCGGTAACATCACAACAAGCTCTGCAGGAGATCACTCAATTCCTGTGGTAGCACGTTTACCAGGTGCAACTGCTTTGCCAACAGCTACAGCTTCACCTGCAATGGTTGTTGCAAGAATGAAACGATTGCTTGATCAACAACAAGTCGATACACAAGGAAGATGGCTCGTCATTGACCCTGTGTTTATGGAGATCTTATCAGACGAAGATAGCCGCTTCATGAATGGAGACTACGGTGAGTCTGGTGGACTTCGTAACGGTCTTGTAATCAACAACTTTCATGGCTTCCGTATGTACGTGTCCTCAAACCTACCTGCTGTAGGTACAGGCCCAGGTACAACAGGATCAGCAAACCAAAATGCAAACTTTGGTGTGATTGTTGCTGGACATGATTCTGCTGTAGCAACTGCAGAGCAGATCAACAAGACAGAAACATATCGTGACCCTGACAGCTTTGCTGACATTGTTCGTGGTATGCATCTATATGGCAGAAAGATTCTTCGTCCAGAAGCTCTCGTAACTGCTAAATACAACGCTGCGTAAGAAGGGAGATTGAACAATGGCTACTATTACAATGAGCACGAACTCAGCCTCTACTTCCAACAATGGCGGTACTGGCAACAAGCAGCTTCGTGGCAGCTTAGTTACTTTACAAAATGATATAGATCTTGCAGATGCTATATTACAAAACGGTGGTACTGCACTAGCAGCCAATGATATCATTGAGGCTATTGCCGTTCCTGCCAACACTTTGATACTACATGCAGGTTTTGAAGTTGTAACTGCAATGGCAGGTACTACTACAGACTCTTCAATTCACGTTGGTATCACAGGAACAGACGTAGACATTTTTGCTACGGCATTTGACTTAGATGGTGCATCAGTAGGGGATCACACTCCTGCTATTACATCTTCAGGTGTATGTTCTAACTTACCAGTGTTTACTGCATCAGCAGACACTATTGACGTAGAAATTCATGCGTCAGGTGGAACTATAACTGGTGGTATTATTCGTGTATACGCTGTATGCGTAATGATGGATGATATAACACAGTCCAAATCTGCTAATGAAGTAGATCGTGATCTACTAGCATAAAATAACTTTAGGGGCTGACTTAGGTTGGCCCCTTTAGCTTATCTAAGGAAAAATTATGGCTCTAACATTTCTCTCTTTGACTAACGATGTAATTACAAGAATGAACGAAGTAACACTTACTTCTACTACTTTTGCTAGCGCAAGGGGTGTTCAGGTACAATGTCAAAATGCTGTTAATGAAGCCATCAGATATATAAATCAAAGAGAGTTTGGGTATTCTTTTAACCATGCACAGAACAGCTCTACTTTGACTCCAGGTGTGTGTAGATACACTGCACCAACAGATACTAAATCAATAGACTATGCTACTGCTAGAATTAAAAAAGATGATGATGTTAATGCTGCAGGAAATAATTTAGTGCTTCTCAACTATAACGAGTACATAGAAAAGGGATATCCTAACGAAGAAGATCAAGTTAAGACAACAACTGTCAATGCAACGGATGGGTTGTCTGCATCTGTAACAACAATAACTGTTGCATCTACAACAGACTTTAGTTCAACAGGAACTCTGTACATAGGTGGAGAACAGATAACTTATACAGGTATATCAGGTAATGATTTTACAGGATGCACCAGAGGTGCAAATAGCACCACAGCAGCAGCAATAGCTAATAGCACTACGGTAACACAGTTTGATGGTGGTGGTGTTCCTAGAAACATAGTTAGAACTCCCGACAATAACTATCTACTATATCCTTATCCAGATAAACAATACACACTTATATTTGACTACTTTACATTTCCATCTGACTTGTCAGCACATGGAGACACTACAAGCATTCCAGATAGATTTGCACCTGTAATTGTAGATGGTGCTGCTGCTTTTGTTTATCAATACAGAGGTGAAACACAACAGTATCAATTAAACTTTGCTAGGTTTGAACAAGGTATTAAAAATATGCAAAGTCTACTTATTAACAAATATGAGTATGTGCGATCCACAGTCATCATTGCCCCTAGAGGTTCAGCTAACTTTATGGGTGGAGTTGTTTCCTAATGCCAGATCTATCTCAAGCACAACCTGCAGCATTTAACTGTGAGGGTGGCTTAGTTTTAAATCGTTCTACATTTCTAATGCAACCTGGCGAAGCATTAGAATTAGAAAACTTTGAGCCTGACATTGAGGGCGGTTATAGAAGAATAAATGGTTTTCGTAAATATGTAAATCATCAAATACCTCAAACATCTGACTCTAGTGAAAAAGTTCTTATGGTTGCTACCTTTGCAGATAAAGTGTTAGCAGCTAGAGGTGAGAAAATATTTAGTTCTGCGTCTACTGAACTTGCAGTTAAAATTGTTTCTACTACAGGTATGACAGGTTCTGGAACTATAACTGTAGACTCTACAACAGGATTTTCTTCTAGTGGAACATTACAAATTAACAGTGAGATATTTACATATACTGGTGTTACTTCTACTACCTTTACAGGTGTAACTCGTGCTGCATCAAGTACAACTGCTGCTAATCATGCTCTTGATGATGTAGTGTCAGAGTCTTGGACTGAAAGAGATACTGGTAGAACTAGTGCAGGTAAGTATAGTTTTGAAAGATATAACTTTGATGGTAACGAAAAAATTATAGTTGTCGATGGTACAAATGCCCCAACTATATTTAATTCTTCTTTATCCGCAACAGATGTTAGTGAAAGTTCTGTAGCAGGATCAACAATAGTTGTAGCTTTTAAATCTCACATGTTTTATGCAGGTAAGTCTAGCACACCACAGACACTAGTATTTAGTGAACCTTTTGATGAAGATGGTTTTCAATCTGCTGATGGTGCAGGAACTATTAAAGTAGATGATAACATTGTTGGTCTAAAAGTATTTAGGGATTCTTTATTTATATTTTGTGAAAACAGAATATTTAAAATGACAGGATCTACTCTTAGTGACTTTGCTATACAACCAGTTACTAGAGATATTGGATGTGTAAATAAAGATACTATACAGGAATTTGCAGGTGACTTACTATTCCTTGGTCCTGATGGACTTAGAACTGTTGCTGCTACTGCAAGAATTGGTGATACGGCTCTTGGTGCTATTACACAGAACGTACAGTCTATATTTGATGCTAACATTAAAGACTCAACAGTGTTTGAAAGTGTAGTAATACCAGATAAAACACAATATAGAATATTCTTTTCAAAAGCAGGGCAAGGTGAAGTTTTAACAAGAGGTATTATCTGTGTTAGAAGAGCAGATAAGTTTGAGTTTTCTGAAATACGTGGAGTAAAACCTGCAGCTACAGATGCCCTAGTTGTTGATGGAGATGTTATAGTATTACATGGTGATTTTTCAGGTTATATTCACAGACAAGAAGAAGGTAATACTTTTGATGGCACAGCAATATTAGCTAGATACAGAAGTCCTGATTTAAGTTTTGGAGATACTGGTGTTAGAAAACACATGCAAAGAGTTATCCTTAACTATAAACCTGAATCAGCTATTGATGCAGATTTGTTTGTTCGTTATGACAATGAAGCATCTGACTCTGCAAGACCTGCAGCATATCCTTTAGACAGTTCTCAGGTTGCAGCACAGTTTGGTTCTGCAACTTTTAGTACATCTAGCAGTGCTGCACAGTTTGTTTTTGGTGGTCCTTCACAGCCGCTTGTTAGACAGTCGGTAGAAGGATCAGGTTTTTCTGTAGCTTTACGAATCAATGATGGTGGGGAGACAGCACCATATTCCCTAAAAGGGTTTCAATTAGAATATCAAGTAGGAGCAAGACGTTAGATGGGTAATACATACACGAGACAATCTAGTTTTACAGACGGTGATGTTATTACTGCTGATCTGTTCAACAATGAATACGATCAACTCTTAGCTGCTTTTGCAGCAAGCACAGGACACACTCACGATGGTACTGCTGCAGAAGGTGGACCTATTACTAAATTATTAGGAACAGGTATTACTATTGGTGATGGTACAGCAGGTACAGATATTACAGTAACTTTTGATGGCGAGAGTAACGATGGTGAACTTAAATGGATGGAGGATGAAGACTACTTTGAGTTTTCTGATGATATCCTTATTGCCTCTACAGAAAAGATACAGTTTCGTGACACTGCTATTTATATTAACTCTAGCACTGACGGTCAACTTGATCTTGTTGCAGATACAGAAATACAGATTGCTGCTACCACTGTTGACATAAATGGTAACGTAGATGTATCAGGAACACTTACCGTTGCAGGTGCTGTAGACTTTGGTGATGCTGCTTTATCAAATGTAGGTGCAGTACAACTAGATAGTATTGCAGGTGATGCTGACTCTAACACAAGCATAGAGTTTAGTGGCTCTGACGTAATTACAATTACTGCAGGTGGTGAGACACAGGTTACGTTTAATAACGGATCAATACTACCTACAACAGATGACGATGTAGATTTAGGTTCTAGCTCTTTTGAATTTAAAGATGGTTACTTTGACGGTACACTTCACGCAGATGCAATAAACTTTAACGGTACAGCTATAAGTGCAACTGCTGCTGAACTTAACATTATGGATGGTGTTACTGCTACCACTGCAGAGCTAAATACTTTAGATGGTATTACAGCAGTTGTAGGAGAACTTAACGCTCTTGACTTAGGGTCTACAGGTACAGGCACAGCTATTAACTCTAAAGCAGTTATATTAGATGCTAACAAAGACTACACTGGTATAAGAAACCTTACACTTACAGGTGATCTTACTATTGGTGGTGATGATCTTACTATGGCTACCAATACTTCAGGACACATACTTGTAGCAGACGGTACAAACTTTAATCCTACGGCTGTAGGTGATTTATCTGAGATTAGTACAGTTGCTAA